TGATAAATCCCGCTTCCGATGGATGGGGCGACTTTGTGAGGCAGCGCGCCCGGAATATGTGGTTCAAATCGGGGACATAAGCGATTTTGATAGCCTGAACAGCCATGTCAAGAATGAAACATTGAGCGGGAAGCAGAAAACGCCATTCATGACTGATATTCTTTCGCTTCGCGCCGCACTCGCTGAGTTTAATGCGCCGCTTTCTTATGACCCTGTTAAACATATTACGATAGGAAACCACGAAAATCGACTGTACCGTTATGAAGAAGTAAACCCGGAAACGTCGGGGATGCTTCGCCATCAATTCGAAAGCAGTCTGAATGATGCCGGGTGGTCGTATTCAGAATACGGTGCGTGGCATTTCATTCACGGTGTTGGGTTTACGCATTCTCCCTTTCATGCCGCATCCCAACCAAAATCCCAATCACCCGGTTTGGTCAGTATTGGTAATAAGTTGTTATGGGATGCAGTTTGTGGGCATACCCACAAAAAAACCGAGACGAGCCATGAAAAATATGGTGCGAAGTCGATTACGACAATCAACCTTGGGTGTGCCCTTCCGCAGGATCACATCTTTTCCTATGCAGAGCATTCCCTGAATAATTGGTGGTATGGGTGCTGCTTAATAACCATTCATGATGGGTCTATTTCTGAAACCCAATGGTACTCTATGCGAACGCTTGAGAAGCACTATGGCTAAACCAACAATTCATATTGTTCCCGCCAATGAAACTTTAAAGGAGAAGGCTATTGAGGCCCTAGCCGCCGCTATGGATGAAAATTACGAGGGCGTTGTTGTTTTTGGATTTAAAAATGGCGGATTTTATCAGCATTGGTCCCATATTAGCAACAATGTTGAAAAGATTGGTTTATTAGAAGAAGCCAAATTTACTTTATTGACTAGGGGTAACTAATGCTTAAATATACTGAAGATGCCGTTGTTAATGAGGTCGTTACCAGAATTCTAAGGCGATCAGCGGACGGGATTGTAAAATTCGGGAAAACGATGGAGCGGGCTAATGATCGTGACTGGCTTGACGAAGCTATAGAAGAACTGTCGGATACCCTTGTCTATCTGACTAAAATGAAACGAGTTCGGGATACCCCTCCCGTTACCACTTACCGTTCTAAGAATGGGAGTGCGGTAGTTAGCTGTCCTTGCGCAGATTGCGTGCGCCGTTAGCGCGAATCATGCTATACTTCAAGGGTATTCGGAATATAAATTCGTACTTGACAAATCCATTCTTTAGATCTATTTTATAAAGTTAGAATGGAGTTTAATATATGACTTTACCCGCTAGGATTCGTGCCATTGAGGCCGCGAAAATGAAACGTAATGGTGCTACGTTGGGCGAGATCGCCAGGTTTTGGAATCCCGATAAACCGTTAACCCGTCAACGTTTAAGTCAATTGGTTAAGAGGGGCGAGCTTCTGCTGTTGTGTCAAGATAGTCCGCTTTATCTTCATTCACTTGATCGCGACATCCCTATTACGGAAGAGATAGCGCTACGTCTTGGTCTTAGCTCTCGTCTCGCTAGGTTGCTTGATAACCTGAATCTCACGGCGCGTGAACTGGACGAAATGTTAAATAAAACCCGTCATGTTTTAATTAGTAAGCACAGGATGGGTGTTAAGTCATTTAATGAATTGGCGGTCTTTTTTGGAAGGATGCCATGGAGAAATAAATTTTTAGGAAAGAGTAAGTACCAAGGTGCCATCAAAAACCCCTGAACAACATAAGCTGATGGAAATCGCTGCCCACAACAAAGGCGGCTACGGCGGCGTACCGCAATCAGTCGGAAAGGACTTTATCGCCGCAGATAAGGCTAAGGAAAGCACCATAAAGAAAAGTAAACAGGAAAAACTATACGGTAAAAGTGATACTGGAAATAAATAAAGAAATATGGTTGCAAACCCCAAAAGGATTGGGGATCGCTCATTTTGTTATTGATAATGGGTCCGAAGCGAACCTTCAATGGGTCTGCTTCATCCATGAAACAGGTGAATGTTGGACTTTCCGCAACCAGGATGTTCGAGCTTCCAAGAATATAACCCTTGGTCGAACCTATACAAAAAACCGCGAATCTGATAAAATTTAGTCATAATTTTTATGGAGTATATTAAATTGGGTATTTTTGGTGGGGCTAAGGCCCCGGCAGTTCCTGCTATTCCAGCAGCCCCTCCGGCGGCTGCCCCGGCAACCCTAGCCAGTTCTTCAGTCGCCGCATCCTCAGCGCAGCAACGTCAGTTAGAAGCTGGTGCTGCCGCCGCTTCTGGAACTCTCGGCCCCTTAGGGGTATCTGGTGAATCTAGCCCGGCTACCGCCAGAGCGACGCTACTCGGTCAGGGTGGCGGTGGTAGTTAATGGCTGCCAATAATAAGGAAAAGTACGGCCAAGCCTTCTATGAAATTAGCGGACCCACGTTGCTCTCGCAGCAACCGGATGACGTTGGTAAGAAAAAAGGTAAAGGTTGGATGTCCAAAGAGGACTGGCAAATCTTGCAAAACCATTTGCAGGCCCGTCAATCCTCTTTAAGAAACTGGCGCCAAAGTTGGTGGAACCAGAATTATAGCCAACTCGCTGAATATATTCTACCCCGCCGTTCAATCTGGTTTACCCAGTCTGCTGGTGGTCTTCCGACGCCCAATAATATGACACGTGGTCGCCCTATTAATGGGGCGATTGTGGACCCTGCCGCCACCTACGCGGCGCGCATCTGTGCAGGCGGCCTAATGTCTGGCCTGGCATCACCCTCCCGTCCATGGTTTAAAATTGTTCCTGCCACTAGCAGGATTACCTTAGATGCTGAAGCCCGTGCATGGCTAGATGAGGTCGAAGACCGCATGTACAATGTCATCGCGGGAACAAATTTTTATAATTCTTTTGCGACCGAGTGCGAAGACCTTGTTGTTTTCGGAACTTCGGTGATGATTATTTACGAAGACGAAAAAGACTTATTTAGATGTTACACGCCCGCGATTGGTGAATATTATCTTGCATCAGGCGCCAATCTCCGAGTTGATGGCCTTTATCGCAGTTTCGTTATGACGATTTCTCAGATCGTTGATTTCTTCAAATTAGAAAATTGTCCGCCGGATGTCCAGCAACTTTGGAAGCAAAAAGGTTCCGGGCTAGATATTGAACGTATCGTATCCCATTCAATTGAGCCCAATTACGCCGTTGATGGGAAAGTTGGTGTTGTGCCAGGTAACTTTACTTGGCGTGAAGTTTATTGGGTTTACGGGGCATCCAGTGAATATCCACTATCTGTGCGTGGCTTCATTGACCAGCCGTTCACGGCATCACGCTGGACCGTTCAGAGCAACGATGCCTATGGGCGTTCCGTTGGTATGGACGTTCTGCCTGATGTAATGCAATTACAGGTCATGACACGCCGTCTATCTGAGGCGGTGGAGAAGTTAGTTAGACCACCCCTATTGGCTGGCATGGAATTAAAGAATCAGCCCGCGTCTGCACTTCCTGGGCATGTCACATACACGGATAATGTGCGCGATGGTGGCATGAAGCCGATTTACACCGTTAACCCCGAAGTTCGCGAGATGGCAGAATGGATTAAAGAAATCCAGGCGCGTATTGCTAAGGGTTTTTATAATGATTTATTTCTGATGTTATCGGACAATGCGGGACGTGAACGTGTGACCGCCTATGAAATCGCACAGCGCATGCAAGAAAAGATGGCGGTGTTGGGGCCCGTATTGGAAAGTATTCTTGGCGATTTGAAGCTAAAGTTAAAAAGAATTTTCCAAATACTAAAACGCCGCGATATTTTACCGCCTCCCCCAGACTCATTAAGGGGCGTTCCTCTGGATATTGATTTTGTCAGCATGCTGGCACTCTCACAGAAAGCAGCAGCGACAGGTGGTATGGAAAGATTAATCGAGATGAGCGGGAAAACCGCTGCACTGGCTCCAGGTTCATTGAACAATATTGATTTCGATTCGTTCCTACAAGAATACAGCATGCTTCTGGGTAATCCTCAAAAAATTATGAGGGGTCCAAAGGCCGTGGCGCAATTGGCCGCCCAACAACAAAAACAAGCCCAGCAGGCAAATGCAATGAATGCCGCCAATCACATGGCGCAAACAGCCCAAGTGGGTGCCCAAGCCGCACAGGTGGCCTCTCAGGTACCAACCGGCCAAGCAGGGGAGAATTTATTATCTTCATTAGTCGGCCAGGGAGGTGGCTAAAAATGAGAGCACAGCCAAATGTCATGATCGAATTCATGCGCGCTATGCAGGAGGCAGCCGGTGTTGCGTCCCAAGTTTTGGTCACATGGCGTGACCCTCGATGGGCGCTTATCCGTGATACACTTTATAATATAAAATCATTCTGCGTTAACAAGACAATTGAAAAGGTAATAGCAGGCTAATGGAAATTACAGAAAACGAAATGTTGGACCGCTGGAATGACGCGTTGAAGCGCGCCACATCCTGCGCACTCGAAATGGTGGAATTCACCGCACTATCTGACAAAAAAAGAAGCATGTGGAATAATGTTGCACACTGTTTGGATGAATTACGCCGCCGTGGGAATATTATGGCCCAAGGACGTGCATTGGCTAGTCGGGAGTTAGATCGCCAGCTTGATATGTGGGAAACCCGGATTGGTAAAAAGACAGATGCCAAGGTTGCCAAGGAAAAAGCAGAAAAATTTAAAAAGAGAATAATTATAGATGGTTAACGAATCTGACGAAGAACTACCGCAATTTTCGGATAATTATGACGCCAATGATTCAGAGCAGATCAATAAAGCCAGAAAAAAGGCCGGACGCGCAAAACATGATGATCTTGAAATTGTTAAAGCTATTATGGAGCTACCGACCGGAAGGGCCTGGTTTTATAGGCTTTTGGGCAGATGTGGAACCTTTACCGCACCAGCTTATAATACCGATCACGAAACCAATCGGGCTATTGGCCGTCAAATGATTGGGCACATAATTCAAGAAGATATTATGAAAACGTCACCAGAAAATTATTGGATTATGATTAAAGAAAATGGCGGAATAAAATGAACACCGCAACCCTAACACCAAGAGAAACAGAAGTTCTTACTTGGATTCAGAACGGAAAAACGTCTTTCGAAATCGGAAAAATTTTAGGCATTTCGGAAAATACCGTAGAGACCTATGTGGCGAGGGTTAGGGGTAAATTGAATGCGTCAACAAGAAGTCAAGCGGTAGCGATAGCTATTGCAAGTAAATTATTGTCGTAGTGGTTTCCCACGATATTTTATAAACCCGAATCCTTCTAAAATATACGGATATGATTGAAGAAAATATTACTAACGCAGCCCCTGCTGTTGAAGCGGCTCCAGTAACACAAACTGAACCTACATCAGCAGCGACAGTTGAAGCGCCGATAACATCCTCTCCCGTTATCGAGACTCCGAATACTGAAGCCGCTACACCAGCAGAGGTTGTAGAAACAACTATTCTAACCGAGGCGCCTGTCGCTGAGGCGCCGAAAGCGGAAACGCCAACGGTTGATACAAAGAATTCCG